CCACTCCAAAAGAAACCATCAATGGTGTTACTTTACTTAAAATCATCAAGCCGAGTATCGCAGTTCCAGCACCCAATAGAAGTTCTTTTAAATTATATATAGTGGTAACTAATTTTCTAACCCCTTCTAATGTATCTCTTGCAAAATCAGCAAAATTTTCTCTATTTTCTTTAAACCAAACTATCATATCTTCAAATATTTCTTTCAACTTTGGAAGTAATTCATTTCCAATAGTAATGCTAGTTGCTTTTAAAGTTGCCTTGAATCTATCCCAGGTAGCAGCAAAGGTTGCCATATTTTTATCAAAAGCAACCATCATCGGAGAGCCTTCGGCCATAAGAGCATTAATTTTATCGACCTCTTCCCCAAGACTTCCAGCTGCAACAACAACACCTGTCAAGGCTCTGATATTCGGGAACATCTCTGCAAGATCGGTTGCTGGAAGTGATCCGATTTTATCCATAACAGCTCGGAACCCATCAGCCTGAACTGTCATTCCATCCAGTTCATTCGTCAATGCTTCTGATGGTTTAATCAATGCAGAAACTACACCGCGAAGGCTGGTAACTGCAACTCTGGTTTGAATACCATTACGGGTCATGATAGAAAGCATGCCTGCCATTTCTTCAGCAGTACCTCCAGCGGTTTCCATCATCTTTGCTACATTACCAATTACAGGAGCAAGCTCTGCAAAAGTTGTCTTTCCAAGCTTGACTGTAGCAAACATTATATCAGCGTAATAGCTAGCATCTTTTGTTGCATCTCCAAAGGAATTCATTAATGTCGTGATTGCATCTGCTGCAACTCCGGTATCTGTTAATCCTGCTTTGGCTGCCTTTGCTGAAATTTCCAAAACATCCAGAGCTTTCGCTGCCGGGATGCTTGCGGATAAAATATCATATAAACCTTTAGCCAATGCATCCGTAGATTCACCATAGGCTTCGGACATTGCAAGAATTCCTTTCTCGAAATTCTTCATCATTGGCATTGTATTTTTATTAAGCATGGTCGAAACATTGGCCAGAGCTTTTTCAAATTTAGCTGCATCAACCGCACCCTTAACAAATGCAGCACCAACAGCAATCATTCCTATTTTAGCTGCTTTACTGATTGCCTTAAAGGTTTTATCAGTAGCTTTTGCAAAGGCTGTTGTTTTCCCTGTTGCTGTGCTGATCCCAGTATTAAAACCCTTAGAATCCAGCCCTAATATTACAGTTAATTTTCCAACTATCATGCTGACATCCCTGTCTGACTAATGACATTCATAACTTCTTGATGAGTAGTTTGTAATTTCATTGATATTGAATTGAATCCAAATTTTGCTTCCAGCATCTTTTCAATCCTCGTAATAGCTATGGATGCAGGAGGTTCTTTTTCCCATTGATCAGTTAACAACCTCACCTGTCTCCATGACAATTCTGTCTCAATACGTTCGACTGTATATGCCGGATACGCTAAAATAAACCGATGATAAATTCCAAAATGTTCATCGTCTAGCTCTTCACCACTTTTAGAGCTTTCTTGAAGTTTTCCTGAAAAAAATTAGTAAGCCACTCCAACTGATTCTGCCTGGCAACTTCTTTTATAATCTCTGTTATTTCTCTAATAGATAAATTATCTTCAAAGAATTTTCTTTCAGTTGGTTTGTAGTCCGGATCTTTATAGGAAAATAACCAATTCAACATTTCTGTTAATCGAGTAAAGGCAAGTTCACTATATTTATTGATAACATCCTCAACTTCCATTTTGGCAAGTTTCTTTTTATCTTCTTTTTTCTGAAACTCATCAACAATACGAATTGCCTTTACACCGAATTCCTTGGCCCTTCCAATCGACATCTCTCTCAATATTAATTCTTTATTTTCTATTGAAATAAGCGTTTGAGAATTCGACAATTTCTTTACCAGTTCTGTATTTTCCTTCAAATCCTTTTCCATTTTTTTCTACCACCTCTTTGATATCTAATTTTGGTAACTCGGTTATTATACCATCACTGCAATCAAATAATTGCGGACGATCCAGCTTATACACACTCATTAAAGCAAGTTTATATTCAGACTGCTCATCTGTTGTAGGGATTCCATTATCACTCATTATAATTTCTCTGTTTATATTAATATCCCCAACAGTTTCACCATCTTCTTCATGCTCAACTATTTTAGTTTCATCTTTTATTAATTGACCTTTGACCCTTTTTACTAAAGGATATCTATTAACCCAATTTTTGAATCCAAAATCTACACCACACAAGAACAACGGGCCGAAACCCATAAAGTTTGCAACCTCAATTGCATTATTAACAACACATCCAGCATTTAATATAGAAGCTCCAATCATTGAGTAAATTACTGGAATAATATTCTCAAAAAAATCATGACCAAGAAGCTGACCTTTAATTATATTTTCCATCTCTGGCAATGGTTTCCCTTCCCATTTTTCTTTATTAAACAATTTAGCAAAGTGCATCATCAGATAATATATTTTAGGGCCTTTCCAAAGTTCGATAACTTTAGGATCTATTGATGGATGAGTAATTAAAGTTGAACCTTTAAAATTCTGTCCATAAAAAAACTTATCCCACACTGTTTGACCACCATCAAACACACAAATATACTCCGGCTGATGCCCGTAATATTTCAGTGTTGATGCCATTGATTCTGATGTAAAGATTACACCTTTCCAATCTTTCAATAATGGGATTAACTTCTCCAAACTGATACCAGCACCTACAATTAAAGCTGGTTCTCCTGCATGCGTGTTATGATGATAAAGTAATGATTTAGGTCCATACCTTTTCATAGAAGCATCGTCAATCGCTTTTTTAAATTCAGCTGCAGGTAAATTTAAAGTTTTAATAACCTCTATTTCTTTATCAACCATTTCTTTTCTTTTATATGCAGCTTTATTTCGAACCATTTCTTTTTCGATTTTATCAAAATTTGCATATGAAGCCCACACCCATCTGTTGAACCAAGATTTCAGGACACCGGAATTCCTGGTGTCCTGAGATTGCTTGGATTTTTCACCTTGTCTATACATTGAATTAAGCCTCCACGCTCCATTCGAATAACTGTTTCCCAATCGGTTTGCTCAGGTCTGCCAAAATATGAAATGTCATTGGTATACCTGCAAAAGCATCAGCCATTGAAAAAGCAACGTCTGAAGCACCAATCTTTTTTGCTCTATGAGCATAAAACTGGATTTGTTTTCCGTTATCATTGATATGTACGATTCTTAGAGTTGCTTCGAAGTCTGCAAGCTGTCCACCTGCTCCAACTCTGGATACTGTTGCTGTTGCATTATACTCAATATGAACTGTATCAAGATCAGAAATATCACCACCAGATAACCTTGCAACTATGCCTGTTGCTGCTGTTGATGTAAAGTCTGTCCCTTTGGTATATCCATCAGGAGTATTAGACCAATCAGAATTAAAAACCATGATTGTCCCAGAGGTATATTTTGCCTGATCTAAAGTAACATTTCCGGTTCCGCTTAATTCATGATCTTCTCTAAATCTCATTACTGTCGATGTTGACTCATCATAGGCAATCGCATTGATTACCGGAGCTGCTGCAAATTCATTTGCTGCATCATAGGTGAATCGGTTCTGATGATTTTTGAAATCATCCAGCATAACATCAACTTCCATTGTTTCCATCGTTTTGTGAGATCCTACATTAACACCTGAATCCTCAAGCGCAAATTGCACAGTCTCTTTATTATACCGAAATGAAGCCGCTGATTTTGGAGAGCCTAATCTGACATCCCCCCAATATATTTCACAAGGTCCAATCGGTTTGGTCGCTGCTACATTTTTACTCATAATAATGCCCTCCTGTAATGCACATTAAACATTACATTTTTACCGTATACGCTGAATTGATCATCAAATAAATCTTCCGACGTACTTATAAAAATAGCTCTGAACCCGGTTATACTGGTATCAGGCTTCTGATTTAATAACTGTATGATTCTTTTTATAATATCCTCATATACATCATCTTTAGTCCATACATTAATTGATAATACACTGTTTGTAATTAAAAAACTAGGATCACTTGATTGATCACTAGGACTCAAATTTATATTTAATACGGTCTCAGGAAAAGTAGGTTTAACAGGAGGCTTGAACCAATATGTTTGGAAAGGTTCGGCTCCAGGTGTTCCCATTAAAGCAATATAAGAATCATCATCTGTGAGTCGTTTTTTTATTGCTAACTTTAAAACTTTCATTTAATCACCTTCGATATAGCAGCACCTAAAATTGCTACTATTCCAACTGCTTCTTCTTCTAATGCTGGGCCGAAAAACGGAAATGCTCTTCTACCTGGCCCACCTATTTCAAGCAATGTCATATAAGGTTCACTTCCAGTAATTTCACCAATTAAACCATTTACAGAAACTTTTACTTTTTCAGCTTTAATAGAATTAACAGCATCACCTGACCAAGTGTAGAATCTTGAATCAGGATGCAATTTTCTTTCTTCAATTGAAAGCTGAGAACCTACCATATGTCTACTCTTTGCGTTCGTTGCTACCTTGTTCTGACTTAACTCCATCGCTGTTATTAAGCTGGCGTCCGTGAAAGTTTTTACTAATTTTAGGTTCCTGTTTAGCTCTGCTAATCCTTGGACCATTATACATTTCCTTTAATTTCGATAATGGATAATTTATTCTCTTATAAAAAATATAATTATCCCCTCTTTTTTCTGCCATCCCAATATGATAGAATGTTAATTTCCCCGGTAATCCATTCATCTATTTTCCACCTTTTGAGTATAGACTTGCTTATGCCCTTCATAATCTGCTACCGAAACAACTTCATGATAATCGGTTTCATCCGGTTCAAATACTCTATGAGAAACTGCGACCGATGATGTTGCAGGAAAAAACATAACGTGTGAACTCTCAATAACAAAACCCTTTGAACTTCTATCAAAACCTGTTTTTATTTGAACAACTTTAGGGAAAATCAATACTGTTGATGTTTCAATAATTGCTGTTGCTGATTCTGGAATTACTGAAGTTCCGTTATATTCCTGGGTAATCTTTTTCACAGTAACAACGGTTCCACATTTAATCAAAGCATCAGTATCATCGGCCCAGCTCATTAGTATGCATCCCCTATATACTCAGAATCATCTTCTCCAAACTCATTAATGTTTGTAGCAATTTCCCGAATATCTTCATATGGAGTTTCACTCTGACTCATAGCCTGTAATTTTCCTCTGGATGATATCAGGCTATCAAGATAATCACCTTTACTAACCGACTTGTCCCCAATCTTATAATTACCGACATTGCTGGTATCGTCCAGCAATGCCTCAATTTTAATATCTATTTTGGTAATAAGATCAGATACAGCCATTCTATGTATTACCCTGTATGACATATCTGTTACTTACTGCTCCACAACCGCCAAAATAACTGACTTTGTATCTTGCTACAACATCAGCATTAAATGCCTGTTCGCTGTCCCTTCCCTGTTGAAATGTAGATAAAGGCCATACTTCAGTATAGACAAATTGTTTCTTGAAATCTCCGTAAAACCAGCCAGTTGTTGAAACTTGCTGATCAATAAAAGTTGAATCAAGAGCTTTCGTCCCGTTGAATATATTCTTTGTTCCTGCAGGAGACTGAATTAGGACACCCTGACCTGAATAACAAATCTTGGCTGCAATACTGGCTAGACTCAATGCAGTAAGCAAAATTTTCGGTCTAACTCTCATTGGTAGTCCCTGTTCATCTGTAAACTGAGCAACCAATGCAAGAGCTGCTGCCAAAGAGGTTTCATCTGCAAGGGCTGTACTTAAAAGATTATCCAATGTTCCTGATGTATAAGGATCATTTGAAGTATCACTGTAAAGCTCTGTTGCTGTCCCTGCTGGTCTCCATGCTGCAAGTAAACCGGAACTGGTCAATTCAAGTACTGCATTCATAATAGTTTTTTCTCTATCAGATTTTGCTGATTCTCCGATCTGCCCGGCTCTCATTAACATTTGCCCTGTCTGATCAAATCTTACCATCTCTTCTGTTAAGGAAATGATACGGCCTTTTTTGGTGTTTTTAATTTTGTGGTATTTCTCAGTGATTGAACCTTCTTCGTAATCAACCCCTTCAATCACTTCTTTCATTTGATTATCAGCTCCAAAACCAACAATTGTTTCATCCTTTACAGATGAAGGGACAACCGTTACAAGCTGATCACCAATTCCGTATTCCAGATCATAAGATTCCTGGACTTTTTTATTGATTAAAGCCCCGGTAATTTTAGGGAATGCAGAGGAAGCCATTGCTTCTGAAAAGTCTGCTTCTCCGATTTTTCGAGCACCAAGCAGGCTATCCTGTTTAAGTGAAGGCTCATCCATTGCCTGCCAAAGAGCCTTTAAAGAAAACCCCTCAACAGGAATTTTCCCCTCATTAATGTTATTGATCATTGCAATGGCGAACCTTTTTTCTCCGCCACTTTCATACAGTGCTTTCATGCTATCTCTGTTCATTTTTACCTTCCCCCTAGCTCAACGCTATATCTTTCTGGTATACACCAGATAAGAATTCAACGAGTACACTGGTTCCAGCTGTGTCCAGAGCCTCAGCACAAACTGCAACGACATTAGTAGCTGTAGACTGGAGATCAGTAAGAGTCTTTTTCAGCAATGTTTGTGCTCCACTGATTACATATGGTTGCCCTAAAACCTGAGTCGCACTTGCAACGGTCATTTCAAAAACTGTTCCCTGTCCGATTAAAAGTACCCTTATTGATGTTGAGGTAGAATCGGTTGCCGGAGATGCATCCATTGCAATACCGTACAAATCATCAGCATCACCTGACGCTGATACAGGATCAACTTTCCCGGTAGACTGTGTAATGTCTAACATATCCCCCTGTTCAATAGCAACTGCACCATTTTTTTTGACCACTCTAGGAATCTGTGGTCCTCTTCTATATCGATATTTATTACTCATGATCTACCCCCGTTCGTTTACAGCTTCAATAAGCTGTTTATCAAAATCTTCATCACTAAGGGTCTCATCATCAGACTCATCAATATTTTTAGGATCTCCCATTCCTTTAACGCCTTTTTTCTTTTTAGGTTGTGTTAAAAGTTTTCTGTCTTCAATGAGAGCCTTCATAGCTACTTCATCTTTTGCTTCAGAAAGTGTTTCCCTGAATACCTGGGTGATAAGAGCTTTGTCGATTTTACTTTCTTCCAAAAGTGTATCAACAACTTTTACTTTTTCTGCAGAAGCTTCTTTAACTTCAAACTCATCAACTTTCTGTTTCAGAGTTTTGTTACTTTCAGTCAAATCTGCAATCTGTTTCTTAAAACCATCAACCTCTTCTTTACTTGATAGTTTATCCTGAACCTCTTTTTTTATGGCCTCTACCAGATCAGGTCTATTTTTAGAGAGTTCCTGTACTGTAAAATCTTTTAAATCCATATCTTCCTCATCTTCATTAGGATTTTCCGATTCAAACATATTATTGGTTGAACCTGGTTCTGTAACAAGATCTGCACTATGCAGAGTCTTGAGGGAATATGCTTCAGCAATTCCCGTATCTTTATCGTAACTCATTTCCCCATTCGCCACGATTGACAGACCTATCTTGTCTGCCATTTCACCAACTAACGATTCTACAATGGGAGCCTGATGTGCCAAATATTTTATATCGGCACGGGGAACTCCATTTTCCATCCTGCCATTTTCATAAAATCCAATTATATCTTTTACATCACGAACACCATGATGCTTATCAAGTTCTTCCATACTCACATGATTCATATAGACTTTTTTACCATCTATATTCTCAGCAACAGATCTTAAAAAAGATTCTGAAAATCGAGTACCTTTACTGCCAGGGAAATAACTATTACTGGACGTTGAATTTAATATAATTACCCCAGGGATAAGCCTCTTTTCATTATCGATTTTACTTTCCTTAAACTGCCCGGAAATAAATGATTCTGAAATTTTAATTGATTTCATGATGCCACCTCTTTTACTTTCATTATATTTTCCGATGCTGAATTCTTTAAGTAGTTTAATGATTTTACTTTTAATTTCTTTAGGAATAATAGAAGGCATCCTTTCTTTAGAACCTCCCATTGCCTGATCAATAGCTTTGAGTGCATTCAAATTTACTGCTCCGGCTTTACGATACATTTTAGTATCTGGATCAATCCCTCCAGCACCTTCACGATAAGGGAGATGCCATTTTCTACGATCTTCTTTATCTTCAATCCAAAGAAAACTTTGAGGTGGTAATTGCAATTTGTTAATTAAAGCCCAGTTATTATTACTGGCATTCTGCTCTAAAATTTCCTTGACTTCTGCACTAAGCCAACGGGCAAACATCCCATTGTTTGTCGCTTTATCCATTTCTTACCAGAATTTCTTTAAACGTTTATTCTTCATAACCTCAATCCGATCTCCATAAGCTACTGTGATACCGTTTTCTATTACAGGTTTACCATAGGTTTTAATAATATAAGCAATCACCTTTTTATGCCATTTTCCAATAGATTCCTGTTTCTTTTTCCTTAATTTTCCAATCTTATTATTAATATCGGCAATTTTTTCTACTCGTTGTTTTTTTACATCATTAGTATTACCGGGAATAGTAGTTTCCACATAAGCAAGCTGCGATCTTATAACTTTCATTTCATGTATAATATTATCAAACCTGCTTGATAATTTCCCTGCAATATCAACGGGGAATACTCCAAAACTCATGCTTAATTGTTCTTCAACAATTGTAATCTCTGCCTGCGACATCCCTGATCCTTTTTCTTTTGTTTCTTTTGGACTTGTTCCTGCATCTGATTTATCCATTTCCTTTCTCCCTTTTCTTAATTTATTCTTACTATTTTATCTTGTCAATAACCAATGATTCTTCACGAGCCACGATTGTAATATAGCATTGACAATTTGGATGAGAAATTGGGACCGCTGATGGAGGATAGACTCCTGTACCTAATCCATATTCATCATTCTCAGCATAAGCATCGCATTCGCCTGTTGCACATTCTCCATGCCCTGCAGACCGATGCCATTGAATCCCTTTTACCCATGATTTCTTGCTGGCATATTCTGCTGTCGCTTCCCTGTATGCTGTGGTCACTTCTGTACGGATTAATCTATCCATGTTTTTATATGCTGATTTATAACGTCCACGCCCTGGAGGATTCTCTTTATAGAATTTCTTCCACTTATTTGTTCGCATATCTGCTTCTGGAAGATAAAGAAAGCCCCGAATATTATTCATTATTTCCCCAGGATATAATCCGTCAACATATCCTTTGGCAATCATTCGTCTAATTTCTTTATATGATATCTGATTTAAGTCCCATATTTTAGTTGAAAGATCAATCCCTCTGGTTCCCTTAATCATTTTGCCTAAAGCTCTACGCCATACTTTATCGAATACTTCAGATTTCATGCCTATTTTAGCACCTGATTTCAAGGCTCCTTTAAACATAGAAATACTTGCTTTGGTATCAATTAAAGAGGTACGAACACTTTTACCGATTAATGATTTTGCTGATCTGGTTAATTTATTACTCAGGACAACCAAGTCTTTCTCTATTGATTTGAAAAGTACCCCTAGATTATTCGTTTCACTACTATCATAAAGCAATATTGAATTCTGAATTTTCTTTGTAGTTTTTTGATATTCTATACGATATTTTCTTAATTCTATAGTGAGGTCTCTATTTTTTTGTGCCTGACTTTTTATAATAGCTTTATTTATTTTATCAATATAATTCATTTAATGAGGCCCTGTCCAATCGGAATAATCTTCAATTGGATCATAGATGTATTTTTTTTTATGCCCACTATCATTCTTCTTCCTCATCGTCCATTGCTTTTTTCTGCTTCTCAATTTCCAGATCCTCTTCATCTTTTTTAAATTCATTTTCTGAATCCTCTTCTGCCTCTTTTGCTATAAGATCCTTTTCCTGTTCATGGTCAAGATCCAGTCTCCCTTGAGCAGTAGTATTTGACATCCAACCAGCATTAGTCTGCAAAACATATGCTTTAGTTTCTTTTTCAATATCACGGGCAACAAGATCCGGAAAAGTGATACTGCATTCTATCGATGTAGGCTCTGTTATCTTTTCCTCTTTAATTGATTTGTCTGGTTGAACTTTTCTTTCTATATATGATTCCATCTTAGGAATTTTCCCTTTCTTAATTCCGCTTTCAATAACACGTTCAAACATCATTTTATATGCTTCACCGAAAAAATCCTGCCAATCTTCAAACTCCATTACAGCCGGACCCTCTGCAGTAACCGTTGATGCATAATTAGAATTACTCGCATCACTGGAAACCATAAATTCAGGAAGTCCAGACCCAGCAGCAATATTTAATAATAATGCTCTACCATCATGCTGAACATCTGAAGCCTGGAGATTTGGGGACAACATTTCATATGATACATTCCCATTAGTAGTGAATACAGATACATTTTTCGGAGCCCTTGCCATCGGAGTCCCATCAGTATTCAGCTTTCTTGAAGTTTCATGTTTAGTTGCAATATTAGCAGCATTAGTTGGACTACCTTTCACGTTCTTGACTAAAGCAACAGTGCCACGGGTTTCATTTAATTTCATTCTATCAGTCAACCATTTTTTATACATAGCCAGACTTTGTAATAATGGTTCATAATATGAACGACCCCGAAGGACATCACTGTCAACCAAAATCTTGATATGCTGTACTTCTTCTGCTTTAATATAATCATCATGATAATAATATCCAAGTACTTCTTCGATATCATCGGGGTCAGTTACTATCCCATCATTAACTTTTCTTTCTAAATTATCAAGCCGTTTTTGTGGATCTGCTACATAAGCAGGATTCATAAAACGAACCTTTATCATCTCTTTTTTATCATCATCGAAATATCTTAGGAAAGTTTCACCATCTCTCATTGATCTTCGCACAATTTCTTTTGCTCTTAATGCCATCTTGTTTACTTTCCAGAACTCATCCCAATATTCTTTTACTACTGGGATTGTACTCATTGGATCTATTTTAAAACCATGTCCAGCAACATATTTTTCAAATAACCGGATAATATTACGACCATGAGAATTTTTATAATAAGTTTTAATTGCCTGCTCCCTGAGGGATTCCTGGTCAGTAGAATCGAGGCCCTTTTTGCTATTACTCCCCATTAACTTCCAATCAGCTGCATCTTCTTCCGGAAGAACATAGTTATTGCTTTCTGTTACTGACTGTATATCATTTATATTTTCAAGATCAATTTGTGCCTGTTGAAATCTGATTTTCCCTTCAATTGTCCGGGTTTTTATTCTTTCAAACATATCTACCTCTTATTCTCATAATATCGGCAATTAAAATTTTAAACAACTCCTTCATAACAGCCCGTCACAACGCTACATCGTAGTAAGATGTATAACTATGCTACATTGTAGTAAGATGCACTACAACCAATTGTAGATACTATACAGTAAATATACAGTTTCCACTATATGAATTTATCTTATCAACTAACACACATTAGATATAAGAAATAATTTATTGTCTAATATGTCTAATAGTACTAATATATCCCCTGTTTTTAGCCTAAACTCCTTGAGTTTATGATGGTAAAAAAAATGAAAAAAAGTATAAAATAACTGTTTATTCGCTTTACATTGTTACTACAAAGTAGTATACTATTAATAGTTAATAAGCAAAAGGAGCTTAAAGATGACAAAATTAAACGGAGTATTACAATATAGAGTAGCTGATGGTTCTTGGAGAAATTGCGCAGAAGATACAGAAGATTATTTATTAAAATGTGTTAAAAACGATTACAGAAAATATACTATGGATCAGGTTGTTGAAATATTGAATGCAAATGGAACAGTTAGAAATAGCGTTTCTGATTGGTACTCAGAATGCAGGATTGAACCTATTGAAACACCGAGAGCACCCGTTATGAAGGAATGGGAACCAGATACAGAAGAATACGGATATTAAAAAATAAGGAGATCAGAATGGAAAGATTAACAATGGTAATTGCATCAGATAGCTGTAATGGAGAAGAAAGTCAGTTTTTATTATGGATGGACAACAATCACCCAGAAATAGCCTGCAGTATAGAGAATACTGATATTGGTGGATTATTTGAATGGGATGAAGAATTCCAAGAATGGAAATCAATACCTGATACATATTGGGCTCAGTACTGCTCAGAATAAATTATAAAAATATATCGGTATCATCATCTGCCTCTCCATAATACTCTTCCTCATATACTGGAGGTTCATAAATACAATATACAAAACTATCACCCTTATCTGGAGACCTCCCAAGACGTTTTTTATAAATCTCTTTCGCTTCCATGATATACTGTCCACTCAGCATCGGTTTATATTGTAATCCTGTCAAGTCCATTATTAATTCCGGATCATTAGGAATAGAAATTACATTGCCCTCTTCAAATTGTCTCTCAAAAACTTCCCTGGCATTCCACCATATTTCAGCTCTAAGATTCTTAAATTTAACTTTATCAAAAGCATTAGCAGCACTATCAAGCCCTATGGTTGCATGCCCTAATTCTGCAAGATCATCAAAAGCTCCAGACCCTAAACCGCAAGCATCTACATTAACAACTTCATCCAATTCTGTATCTGCCATGATTTTGCCAACTGACCAAGGAATTTTCTTTTTACCCCAGGAGACTTGAGGAAGAATTGTTTTCCCAATCTCAGTGGTCAAGATACATTTATCATCACCCATCCTGGCAACATCAAAACCGTGTTTAGTTATCCCAGAACCTTCATCTACCTCAGCATCGACTGCAGATAATACCCATTTTAACGGGATAACATTGCTGGTTCCTTCGGATGAGAAATCACCTAACACTTTAGTTTCCCATAATGCAGGCTGCTTTTCATACCAGAGTGCTTTTTTATCTTTGATTCCTTCTGGTGTTTCTATCTGTATTTTACTCCGTAAATCATCCGGCCATTCTTTTCCTGTTTTCGGTTTTCCGTAATCATATAAATCATTATTCCTATATTTTGCGAATTCCGGGAATTCCTTGACTCCAACAAAAGGAGAATCAAAAGAAGATAACTTAATACAATTCCAATGATCCCTCAAATTAGTTTGATGTTGTCTTAAAGGACATTGCTGATCTGCTCCATCTGTTGTACTGATTTCCAATACACGGGCCTCACCTCCAGTCATAGAACCCTCAACCGCATCATATACCCATTGTGGTAATCCTTTTGCCTCATCTAATATCCATAGAATATGAGGTGCATGAAAACCCTCAATAGATTCAGCCTTATCTGTTGAAAATCCGATTACATAACTTTCAGGGGATGTCTTGATTTTAGTCATCATGCATTCACCTC